GGGGGAGATGGTGGTGACAATAGCTGTGTGCTAGTTGAAGACTGCTACAGTGCCTGTACTGTTGCCAAGCACGGTGTTACAGGGGTGGCATTGCTAGGTACAAGCCTGTTAGATGAGCATAAGAAGTTCTTATGTCATAACTTTGATAAAGTTGTAGTTGCACTAGACCCCGATGCTCTACAGAAAACTTTACAAATAAGAAAGGAGTTACAGAGTTGGGTTAAAAAAGCTGTGGTACTACGTATTACAGATGACTTGAAGTATGAAGAAGAGATTGATATTAACAATATGAAGGAGATGATATGGAACTAACACTATTAAGAAGTCTAATGGACAAGAAATTTTATGATGACCATCGTGGGTCTCGCTGTCCTAACAGACTATTCAGTAAGGATGCACAAAAGATAAAGACAGTATTGGATAAAGCTATGGAGAGGTACAGTAGAACTGTTACTCCTGATGAAGTGGAAGCCCTGTTCTTAGCCAACAATCCTAGTATGACAACAGCACAGAAGGGTGCTTATGGTTCGTTGTTCAGACAGATTAAAGGTGAGAAACCTATGGGCAATGACATAGCACAAGAGGTACTGTCTAAATTATTCCAACAAGTTATAGGAGAAGACATAGCTAACTTAGGTTTTGATTATGTGAATGGTATGCAGAGTTCTTTAGAACCATTGCGTAATATACTTGAGCAGTATAGTGATGACTTCACACCTACACTTAACATAGAATGGGATGACATTAGTATTGAAACACTCTTAGCTAAGAATGATCTTGAAGCTAGGTGGACATTTAACATTCCATCTTTATGCAGAAAGGTTGCAGGTATTAACGCAGGACATTTGATTGAGGTAGGTGCTAGACCTAATACAGGTAAGACATCTTTCCACGCTAGTCTGATAGCAGGTCCGGGTGGGTTTGCAGAGCAAGGTGCTAAGTGTATTATCCTATGTAATGAAGAAGGATATCACAGGGTAGGAGCGAGATACCTTACGGCAGGTACGGGTTTAAACCTACACCAAGTAAAGAGTGATATGAGTAAAGCTAGCAAGATCTATAAACCTTTGAGAGAGAACATCTTTATCAAGGACACGACAGGATACGATATGAATTGGGTTGAGTCTGCTGTTAAGAAAGCGAAGCCTGATATTGTTGTGCTTGATATGGGAGATAAGTTTGCTACCTATCAGGGATTTTCTAGGGCAGACGAAGCCTTGAAAGCCTGTGCTGTACACGCTAGACAGATAGCAAAGCAGTATGAATGTGCTGTGTTATATATGTCACAGTTAAGTGCTGAAGCAGAGGGTAAGATTATTCTTAACCAAAGTATGATGGAAGGTAGTAGAACAGGTAAGGCAGCTGAAGCTGACCTTATGATACTGATTGCTAAGAACCCCCAAGTAGAAGGGCAGGACGAAGAGGATGCACAAAGACATCTTAACATTGTCAAGAATAAACTATCGGGTTGGCACGGCAGTGTGCATTGTGAACTTGATTATCTTATTGCAAGGTACTCAGTATGAAGGATTTGTTTGGTTTTAAAATAAAAGAAACTGTCGTTGAAGATACGTTGGTATGCATTAAATGCAATACAACACAACCAATAGATCAATTCAACGCAATGAACTATGCTAGTGATAAACCTTCAGAGATAAAGAGGACATGCAGAACTTGTATGAGAAACCAATCAAATTTAGTTAAGCTATTGAAGAGAGAGAACCCCTACCCATCTGAAGATTATAAATGTCCTATATGCGACAGGGATATAGAGGAGATAGGTAAGTACAATCAACCTCGTCTACAGAATTGGGTGCTAGATCACTGCCACGACACAGGAACATTTAGGGGATGGCTATGCCACCATTGTAATGTAGGTTTAGGGGGATTTAAAGACAGCTTGACAAGGATACAAAAGGCTGTTATATATTTAGTCAGACATAAGGAGAAGATATAATGAAACTAACACTTGACGTAGAGAACACAGTAACACATCGTGAAGGTAAGCTACACCTTGATCCCTTTGAGGAAGAGAATGAACTTATAATGGTTGGCATACTGACAGAGAATGGCGATGAATATTTATATAGAATGGATAAAGATAATGTATCATATGTTAAAGAGATACAGGAACTTCTAGATCAAACGACTGTCTTGATTGGGCATAACATAGTACACGATCTTATGTGGCTATGGGAATCAAACTTCTCCTACGAAGGGGATGTGTTTGATACAATGCTAGGAGAGTACATCTTACAGGAAGGACAGAAGCAACCTCTTACTTTAGAGAAGTGTGCTGAAAGATATGATCTAGATACAAAGAAACAAGACACATTGAAAGAGTATTTTAAACAGGGTTATAGTGTTGCAGATATACCACACGATGAACTGTCTGAATACTTATCAGCAGACTTACACGCAACACAGGAGTTATCAAATGAAATATACAAGAAACTATCTACCCAAGAGTACTCACACCTTTTGGATATTATTACTCTTACTAATCGTGTTTCCCTTTGTTTGGCTAGGATATATCGTGTTGGTTTTAGCGTTGATATGTCACGACTTGCTGATGTTCGCAGTGAATTTACTAAAGAGAAGAAGGAGATAGAGCAGGAACTATCTACTGAGTTGCATTACTTTATGGGTGACACACCTATCAATCTCAATAGTCCTGAACAGTTATCGTGGGTTGTATATTCTAGAAAGCCTAGAGATAAACAGCAATGGCAGATTGTATTCTCTACACATATGTCACAAGCAGAATATAAAAGAGAGGTATCACAGAACGCAGTCATGTTACATAAAACTAAAGCCGTTAGATGTAAGGTATGTGACGGAGCAGGGAAGATACGCAAGACAAAGAAAGATGGTTCGTTATATGCTAAAGAGAATAGGTGTATAGATTGTAGAGCTATGGGATATATGTTTATATCTACAGGAGAGATGGCAGGTATGGGGTTCTCCCCACCTAATGCCAAGTGGATATCTGCTCATGGTTGGACAACATCTAAGAATAGCTTAGCCTATCTTAGATCAGTAGCAAGACAGAAGAATATGACAAGAGCAGAAAACTTTTTAGCTAAAGTCATTCGTCTGTCTGCATTAGATAGTTATCTATCCTCGTTTGTTGAGGGGATAGCTAACAATATCAAGAAGGATAATAAGTTGCACGTTAGATTATTACAACATCGTACAGCTACAGGCAGGTTTAGTGGGGCAGACCCCAATATGCAGAACATGCCTAGAGGTGGTACATTTCCTGTGAAACGTGTGTTTGTTTCACGATGGGAAGGTGGTAAGATACTTGAAGCTGACTTTGCACAGCTAGAGTTTAGAACGGCTGCATTTTTATCCCAAGATCAAATAGCAATGAAGGAGATTAATGATGGTTTTGACGTACATAACTACACTGCCAAGGTTATTACTGAAGGTGGTCAGAAAATTAGTAGGCAAGAAGCGAAAGCTCATACCTTTGCACCCCTCTACGGAGCGACAGGATTTGGGAGATCTCCTGCTGAAGCAACGTATTATAGACAGTTCACGGAAAAGTACAAAGGAATCGCACTTTGGCATTCCCGATTGGCTAAAGAAGCTCTGACGGCTAGGAGAATTAAGACTCCATCAGGTAGATCATTTGCCTTTCCTGATGTGGAGAGGAGACACAATGGTTCTCCTACTCACTTCACTCAGATAAAGAACTTTCCTGTGCAGAGTTTTGCTACAGCAGACATAGTGCCTGTCACTTTGCTTGCTATAGAAAAGGAATTACAAAGTATGCAATCGTGTGTTGTTAACACAGTACATGACAGCATTGTAATAGATGTGCATCCTCAAGAGATTGATGGTGTCACAAACATAATTAAAAAAATAAACAGTAGTCTAAAGAAAATTGTTGACAACCAATTCAAAATAGAGTTAAATGTACCATTAGTTTTAGAAGCAAAAATAGGTAACAATTGGCTTGACACGAAGGACGTTGCCTGATATAACTAGACATTCAATTAAGAAAGGAGTAATTATATGTTAAATACAATTGATACTAATAACTTTGCTGATATGGCAAAGACAATGGGAATGGGGGCAGACATGTCTCAGAATAAACAGACAGCACAGCTTGCTCGTCTAAAGATTTCCCACTCCCCTATTATGGGAGAAGTAGAAGTTAAGGGTAAGAAGACACAGGCTGCCATAGTTAATGGTGGTGTATATAGAATAGATGATCTTGCATCAGATGCTGTTTTCTACTCTGACGCTGTAACTGTCAGACCCTACGTACAAAGATTTATGTACAAAAAATATGTTAAACCCGAAGGTGGTAAAGGCTTTTATGTCAAGACTATAATGGCTGACAGCTTGAACGTAGACCTTAAAGATAATATGGGTGGGTTTAACTGTGGTAAACCAGCAGGTTTTGTTAAAGACTTCCAAGCATTGCCCGACAAAACGAAAGCTCTTCTTAAAAGTATTAAGAGAGTGAGAGTTTTGATTGGTACTTTAGATGCAACGAATGTTCTTGACTCACAGGGCAATGAGGTTACAGATATTGTAGGTCTTCCTTTTATATGGGAGATAGACAATAGAGATGCCTTTAAGATAATGGGTGAACCGATTACTAAGTCTGCTTCAATGCAACACCTTCCAATCCAACACACAATATCGTTAGGTTCACAAGAAAGAAAGCTACCGAATGGTAATGTTTATTACTTACCTACAGCTAAACTGAATAGTGATGTCGTTGAAGTAGACGATGCTACACAAGATCAGTTTGGTATATTCATGCAATGGATTGAGAACTACAATGTCTATATCTTTAATACGTGGGAGACTAAAGCCCAACCTAGAGATGATATGGATGCATCAGATAAAGATGCTGTCTCAAAACTTGTTGACGTAGAAGATGAGATACCATTCTAATGCATTCAGTAGTTGAACTAAAACTGCATCAGTATCTTGACAAAGCAAGTAGAGGTATTGCCAATATGAGTGATGACACAATTGAACAGGTTGTGTCTCACATCAGAGATGCACTCAAGAAACAATTCTCTAAAGAAGAAGAGAACTCAGAGTTTCGTATTCGCATGTCTAATATTGGTAAACCCTACTGTCAACTTTGGTTTCAAAAGAATAAACCTAATGAAAGGATACACCCACCTGCTAAACTTGTAATGAACTTTATGCTAGGCGATATAGTTGAAGCTGTGTTTAAAGGGTTGTTAAAGGAAGCAGGGGTAGACTATGAAGACACTGATAACGAAGTAGCATTGGACATTAACGACAAGACTTCTATCAAGGGTACGTATGATTTGTCTATTGATAATACTGTTGATGATATTAAGTCTGCATCTATGTGGTCATATAATAATAAGTTTCAATCCTTTGAAACAGTAAGTGAGAGTGATCCATTCGGATATGTAGGACAGCTTGCAGGGTATGCGAAAGCATCAGGTAAAAAGGTTGGTGGTTGGTGGGTAATCAACAAGAACAATGCCGACTTTAAATATGTACCTGCAACAGGGCTAAATCTTAATAGAGAGATAGCCAAGATTGAAGAAACAGTTAAGCGTCTTGAAGAGAATAAGTTTGAAAGATGTTACGAAGCAGAGGAAGAAAGGTTTAGAGGTAAAGCTACAGGAAATAAAATTCTTTCTAAGAATTGTACGTTCTGTGAGTTTCGCTTCTCATGTTGGAGTTCTCTAGTAGAGAAACCACAAACGATGTCTAAGGCAAGAGAGCCTAAGACTATGGGATATGTTTATGAAAATGGAAAGGAGAACATACTATGACAACAAGTATTGAAGAACTAGCAGACATGATTAAGGAGAAAGAAAAAGAACTGTATGAAATGAAAAAAGATTACAGGGAACGTAGAACTGAGGGATTGCGTAGTGCTATAGAGCAACGCACGGAAGCTGAGAAGCTAGTGCGTGATGAAATGAAAGCACTAGGTTATGAAGGCAGAGACACGAAGACAATACGCTGGTATAATTTTTAAGTTTATCATGTACTTTTCTCGGTTATGACAGCGTATAGTGCTAGACAAATAGCACGTAAAAATGGGTATAGGAGTGGTTTGGAAGACACAGTTGCCACTTATTTAACGGAATTGAAGGTAGCATTTACCTACGAGAAGTTAAAGATTGAGTGGCAAGATCTTACTTATCGCACCTATACTCCTGATTTCGTGTTAAAGAATGGAATAATAATAGAAACGAAAGGAGTATTTACTACTCTTGATAGACGAAAACATATCGCTATTAGAGAACAGCACCCCAAGTTAGATATTCGTTTTGTTTTTACCTATAGTAGAAGTAAGCTACGTAAAGGAGCTAAGTCTACATATGCAGATTGGTGTACTAAACAGGGGTTTTACTATTATGACAGGATAATACCTGAAGAATGGTTAAAAGAAAAAGGAAAGACATTAACAAAA